TGATCATAGTACTACTCATACTTGGGAAGTTCGTAATTATGAATGGCCAACAGTAAAAAGTATAAATAAAGAAAGTATTATTCTGTTGAAGCAGATGGCTCAAGATCTTCAAGATCTAAATCCTTAACAGATAAGATTTTAGCTTTTTCTGCTAGAATACTAAACATAATCATTGATGCAGCTGATTTCCAGCATTCATCAATAGCTGTAGATAATATATCATATGGAACAGATGTGGTTAATACCTCACCTGTTCTCATATGAATTTTAGATCCTGCATCAGGATTCATTCTATTTATAAATGATGTTCTAGTAATGTGAGTAACATTAAGTTGCTCATAATATGAACCATCTTTATCTTTAAATTCTATTGGTAGAAACATTATAGTATAATATTACCTTCTATTTTGTAATTATGTACTGAAACTTTATCTTTAATTCTTTTCATTATAGCAAATCCATGGTTCCATTCATTGATTTCCATGTATTCAGGAGCAAGATCACACATACATCCTAAACTATATGCTTTAATACTAGTTGGTTCTCCGGGACCATAAACTCTCTGTAAGCTTTCACTAGACTTATGGAAGTGATTTACTATAGAATTAGATTTAAGTTTCATTAGAAGTGTTCTAGCAGGTACTACACCACCAGCACCAGGTATTTTATCTCCGTGCTCTATTGTGTAGTCACCAAATATTACTTTGCTTCTAAAAGGAATAAACTCTATTTTGTATGCAGCTACTTGAAGAATAACATCTAGTCTGAACTCATCCATGTCTAATAGTTCTGATGCCTTAATTTTAAGGTATCTTTCAAATCTATTCTCATGGTTTCCTGTAATGTAATAGATAGGAATATCAGGGAACCTATCCCTGATGTAAGCCAGGAATTCTTTTCCTGCCTCTATCTCATCTTTAAAATGAACTACTCTTGGATCTTTCTCATGAAATGATAGCTGATAGAAGTCTAATAAGTCTCCATTAATAAATATAGAGTCTACATTTTCTTCTTCAAACTTAGTAAACATAGTTTCTAAAGCTGTATTATCATGAAAAGGTATATGAACATCTCCAAATACACCTAATCTCATACATCCTGAAGGAAAAGTAAATTTATTTCTTGTTTTTGTATGTGATTCTGGTAAAGTAAGTTTATTATGCATAACTTTAGTCTTTAGTTCTTTTATGAATTTATTATTTGAGTTAGTCACTGCATCTCTTTGTCTTTTACCTACTTGACCTCTATAATATCTTACTCTAAGATATGCTGTTTCAAATGTTGTAAAAAATGCAGTATTTTCTGAATAAATTTTTCTAGCTAAGGTTTTAGATGGGGCTTCTGGGAATTTTTTTAAGTACTCAAATACAATTTCTGTATTTTTCTTAGTAGCTCTTTTTTTATCTATGGCTTTTGTCATATACATTAATATACAAAAAATAATCAATATGTTTACAGTAAAATTAGTTAAACAGGGTGGAAAGTTAGTTTATCCTAATGATAAATCAAAATTAAATTATAAATTATTTTTAGATAAACTGCCAGAAGGTCAGGAAATAGAAATGTTTATAGGGCTTACTTCTAGTGATAAAAGTGTAGCACAATTAGCAAAAGTACATGCCTGCATTAGAGAATTGGCTCTTGAATCAGGATATACTTTTGATGAAATGAAGATATTAATTAAAGAAAAATCTGGTTTATCTTATAATGCTGGTGATGCAATAATATTTAAATCTTTTGCAGATTGTAGTAAAAATGAACTATTATTAGCTATTCAAGCTTGTATAGAGATTGGAGAATTATATAATATTAACTTTGGGTAGGCTCTTTATAGTTCTCTTCTCCTGGTTCTGAAATTTCTTTTTCATTATAAAGATTTAATTCTGTAGCTTGTCTTTCAATTTCAGCTAAAACAAGAACTAAAGTATAGAATGTTCTTTGCATATCATCTAAATCTTCATATTTTTTAGTTGTTATTTCTTTTAAACCTTCTTCTCCTTTTTCACCAGCAGTGATTTGTTGTAAGACTGTAAATGAAGCAGCTTTAGCCATTAAATAAAAACTTTTGTTTACTTTAATATCTAAAATTGCATCATCTTTTAATTCTTTTACCTTTATCATTTTCTAATTTTTAAACAAAACTAACAAAAAAATGGATATAGAACAAATTAAACAAAAAATGTTTGATAAACTTGAACCTAGTGGATGGGGAAAAGTTTTTAAATCTTTTATATTTAGTTCAGAATTTGAAAAAATTCTTAATGAACTATGGGATTTAAGCAATAAAAATAGTAGATTTGCACCTACATTAAAACAAATATTTAGAGCATTTGAAGAATGTCCATATGATAAATTACAAGTAGTAATTATTGGACAGGATCCTTATCCTACATTAAATGTAGCTGATGGAATAGCATTTAGCTGTAGCAATACAAACAAGTTGCAACCAAGTTTAAAATTTATTTTACAAGAAGTAGATAAAACTGTATATGATAATCATGTTATAAGTGAAGATCTTGATCTTAAAAGATGGTCAAATCAAGGAATATTACTATTTAATACAGCTTTAACAGTTGAGATAGGTAAGATTGGTAGTCATTATGATATTTGGAAACCTTTTACTGCATATTTATTTGATTATTTAAATCATAATAATTCAGACTTAATATATGTTTATATGGGTAAAAAAGCTCAAGAATGGTCTGATTCAACAAGTGATGATAATCATAAGTTTTTTATAAAACATCCAGCAAGTGCAGCGTATAATGGTTCTAAATGGGATTCTGATGATATTTTTAATAAGATATCACTCATATTAAATAATAAAGATAAAACAATAATAACTTGGTAATATGATAGAAATTTTTATTAAATTGAGTCAAAATAATTTAACACCTAATTCATTTTATATTTTATATTGCATAAAAGAATCAATAGTACCTAACATTTATGTAAGTAAACAACTTGAATGTAAAAAATTAATAAATGATAATTGGTTAACAGAAAATTTGCAATTAACTGATAAAAGTATTATTTTTACAACTGAAATAGACGGCTATTTTAAAAAATCCAAGAAAAAAACTTCTAAAGATTTAATGGGTGATAATTTTATTAAAAACATAGAATCGTATGTAAATATATTTCCTAATAAAAAATTATCTTCTGGGAAATATGCAAGAGTTCCTTCTAAGAATTTAGAAAATGCATTTAGATGGTTTTTTGAAAATTACGAATATAATTGGGAAACTATATTTTTAGCTACACAAAATTATGTTTTACAATATGAATCAAAAAATTATGAATACATGAGAAACTCACAATACTTTTTGAGAAAACAAAATATTGATAAAAGTTGGGATTCTGATTTAGCAATTTATTGTGAACATTTAAAAGATAAACCAAATGAAGAAAAAGACATTTTTAATGAGTTAATTGTATAATAGAAATTTAAAAAAATATGGGTAAATTATTTAATGGTGCAAAACATTTATTACCAGTCAGTGAAAGAGAAAGTTTAGAAAAAGGTTTAATTAAAATTAAAGCAAAGAGAGAAGGTAAAATACCTGCTCTTGTTAGTTCATGGCCTAAATTTAATGATGCTTTTTGTGATGGATTAGAATGGAGAACTATAACTGTAGTTGGAGCTAGACCTGGAACAGGTAAAACTCTATTTATGGAACAATTAGTTTCAGATATTATATTAAAAAACACAGAACAAAAATTTAGAGTCCTTAAGTTTCAAATGGAAATGGTTGATGAAACAAGTGGTATTAGAAAATTTGGTATAATTACAGGTTCTGATTACAATACCTTAATGAGTAAAAATGGAAATTTAGTTGATAAAAAAATATTTGAAAAATGTGTAGAATATTATAAAGAATCAATTTCTAATGATATTATAAACGTTGTTTATGATAATTGTACGGTTAATGAAATGTGTTCAACAATTCATTATGAATTAGAAAGACATAAAAAACCTGATAATACTTATGAAAATATACTTGTTACAATAGATCATTCTGCCTTATTTAAAAATGATGTAGGTCAAAAAGATAAATTTGAGATGTTAGGAGCATTAGGAGAAGCATTAACATATATGAAGAAAAATTATCCAGTAGCATTTGTTGTTTTAAGTCAGTTAAATAGAAATATAGATGATACAAAACGACAAGTAGAAGGTACATATGGTAATTATGTGTTAGACTCTGATATTTATGGATCTGATGCTTTATTGCAACATGCAGATGTAGTAATTGGTATTAACAAACCTTCTGTAAGAAGAATAAGAAAATATGGTCCTGAAAAATTTTTAATTGAAGATCCAGATACACTGGTATTCCATTTTTTAAAATCTAGAAATGGACTTACTAGAATTAGTTTCTTTAAATTAGATAGAACTACTATGAGAATAGTAGAAATGGCAACACCAGCAAGAGAAGTAAAAGATAAAATAACTGTAAATTATTAAATATGAGTAATATAAATTTAAGAAAAGAAAAAGAAAAAGTGTTTTATGAACATCATATAAATACTTTTAATGCAATTGGAATAATAGATCCAATGTTTGTAATTAAAACTGCCTTTTTTAAGAAAGGAAAGTTTGGTAGGCAATCACAATTTTTTGAATGGGAATTAAAAAAAGGACAAGATATTTATGTTGAATTTTATGATAATGTTTATGATGATAATGGTATAATTGTAAATATTTTACCAATGAATGAAGATAGACAATTATTTAAACTTAAATATAATCCTTATTTCTATGAAGAATATGATATTATTGAAAATTATGATTTAGATGGAAAGGTTGATAAAAAATTTATTTTACCAATAAATGAAATGATGGTAGTATTATCTAGTGGTCAAGAAATTAGTTATTCTCTTTATGAAAAAAGAAAAGAAGAATCTAAAAATGATTTACCACAATTACAAAAGTCATTAAGTTTATTTCCAGATTTTGAAGAAGATTTTTTAAAAAAAGAAGAAGCAGTAAAACTAGTAGGTTCTGATTTTGATATTGATAAAGATAAAAATGATTTAAAAGATGAAATTTCAAAATTAAATTTTGAAATAAAAAAGCTAACAGAAGTAATCACTAATTATTTAAACAAACTACAATAAAATGAGTATAGTACTTCCTACAAAAAAAATAAAAGCTGAGAGAGTTAATCCAAAAAGATTAATTATATACTCAAAGCCGAAAACTGGTAAGACAAGTGCATTTGCAGGTCTTGAAAATAATTTAATTATTGATTTAGAAAATGGAACTGATTATGTAGAAGCAGTAAAAGTTAAAGCAAATAATTTACAAGAATTAAAAGAAATTGGTAAAGCAATTAAAGAAGCAGAATATCCATATACATATGTTACTATAGATACAGTAACTGCATTAGAAGAAATGGTAATGCCTTTAGCAATTAATCTTTACCAAAAAACTTCTATGGGTAAAAATTATTCTGGAGATAGTGTTTTAACTTTGCCAAATGGTGCTGGATATTTATATATTCGTCAAGCATTTTTTCAAGTTTTAGATTTTATTGATACCTTAGCACCCAATATTATTTTATCTGGTCACATTAAAGACAAGCAGGTAGATGATAAAGGTGAGATGGTAATGTCTGCAAATATAGATTTGACAGGTAAAATTAAATCTTTAATTTGTGCAAATGCTGATGCAATTGCTTATATGTACAGAAAAGGTGATCAAACAATTTTAAATTTTAAGACAAATGAAGAAGTAACATGTGGTGCTAGACCAGAACACTTAAGAAATGAAGAAATAGTAGTTTCTGAAATGAAGAATGATAAGTTAATTACTTATTGGGAAAAAATATACAAATAATAAAAACTAAAAAAAATGGGATTAAGTACAAAAGATTTAGGAAATGAAGGAGGTTCAGGTATTGCAAAAACTATTGCACCAGGAAACAACAGATTAAAGATTAATAGTATAAACTTAGAAGATTTTCAATTTATTGAAGGTGCTAAACATCTTATGCTACATGTAGAAACAGAACCAATTGAAGGTTTTACAGGTTTTTTAATTGATAAAGATGATGAAAGTAAAGGTCATTATGAAGGTCAAATTGGTAGAGTAAAAGCAAGTCAGTATGCCTATGCTAATGGGGAAACAAAATCTGGTATTAAAATTCAAAGAGATAGATCTCTTATGATGTTTTTGGCTAATTTGTCAAAAAGTTATGGTATTACTGGATGGTTTGAAGAACAAGATAATAAGTTCAATACTATTGAAGAATTTGTAAAAAACTTTAGTAATAATGCACCTATTAAAGATGTTTATTTAGATTTTTGTGTTGCTGGAAAGGAATATGAAAATAAATCTGGATATACAGCATATGATTTATGGTTACCAAAATCAGAAAATAATAAATATGCTTATGGTGATTTAGATTCTGAAAGAATTCTTAAATATGATGAAGTTAAACATCTTAAAAAGATTGAAATTAAACCAGTAGATAAATTTGGTGATGATGATGATTTTACAAAACCAACTAAAGGAGCTTCTGATTTCAGTTTAGACTAACACCTCTTATATAAGGGGGGTTATGTAATTCCCCTTATATTTTTAAAATGGGTTATTATGATTTCAACAAAGAATTTAATTTATGATTTGGCAGATGTGCCAAGAGAATGGGTATTTGAACACTATCTTAATCTAACAGAAAAACTTACAGGTCAAGACCTTAAAATAAAATCTGTATTTAATTTACGTGAGAAAACTCCTTCTATGTGTATCTACATGGATAAAAATAATATCTATAAGTTTAAAGACTTTTCTTCCGGTAATGGAGGTGATACATTAAGTCTTGTACAAAATCTTTTTAATCTATCTACTAGAGGTCATGCATCTTTTAAGATAATAGAAGATTATAACCAATATGTTTTAAATAATGGTTTTAATCCTATAAAGTCTTATAAGCAACAAAGCAGGTATAAAGTTACTGATTTTGAAATCAGACACTGGAATACTCTTGACCAAAAATACTGGATGGGATATAAGATTGGTTCTAAGTTATTAGAGAAATATAATGTTAGTCCATTAGAATATTATATTATGCAAAAAACAGATGAAAATGAAGTTTTGTCTAGTATAACTATCAAAGGTAATTATATCTATGGTTACTTTAAAGAAGATGGTTCTCTTTATAAAATATATCAGCCTAAAGTAAAGGACAGTAAGTTTATTAAAGTAAGAGATTACATTCAAGGTTCTGAACAGCTTGCATATGATAAACCATTTCTTGTTATAACATCATCTCTTAAAGATTTGATGGCATATAATAAGTTAAAGTTTATTAATTCTGAAGCTATTGCACCAGACAGTGAGAATACTATGATTCCAGAAAATATTATGAATAGTTTATCTACTAAGTATCAAGATATTTGTCTATTATTTGATAATGATGAACCAGGGATTAAGTCAGCTGAAAGATATAAATCTAAATATGGTTTTAATTATGTAGTTTTAAACATGGAAAAGGACTTATCTGATTCTATTAAAGTTCATGGAATTGAAACTGTAAGAAAAGAATTACTACCTTTATTAAGAAATGTATTATTATGAGTTGGCTATATCAAGGAGAAAAGTTTAATAATTCAATGATACCTAAAAATGCAGAAGGGTTTGTATATGAGATGCAAGCTACTATTGATGGTAAAATTGTTAAGTATATTGGAAAGAAAAACTTTTATTCTTCTGTAAAGAAGAGATTTGGTAAAAGAGCTTTAGCTCAAGTAACTGATAAAAGAACCAAAAAATATACTGTTGTCAAAAAAGAAAGTTATGAAAACTACTATAGCAGTAATAAAGTTTTACAAGAAGCTCACAAAGCTGGAATTGAAATAAGAAGATATATAGTCCGCATATGTTTCTCTAAAACAGAACTTACTTATTTTGAAGTTAAGTTTCAGTTTACTAGAGAAGTATTAGAAAGTGATGATTTCTTAAATGGTAATATCTTGGGCCGATTCTACGGTCCATTTAAAAAACAATAATTATGACAGAAAATGATATGACAGGCCTTCTATTACAGTTGGCCGACCTTGGTGTGACCGGAATTAAAGTACTTTACTCAGGTGGAGGAGATTCAGGTGCAATTGATGAAATTATATATACAACACAAGAAGTAACAAGTCTTCAAGATTTAGATAATTTATATCCTTATGATGAAAATGTTTTTGATTTAAGAGATCTTAGCACATCTTTCTATTCAGATATAGAAGACTTTGCTACTTCACAACTCTTAGATAATATAGAAGATTGGTGGAATAATGGGGGTGGTTATGGAACAGTACTTATTAGTATTCCTTCTGGTAACTATACAATTAATAATTCTATCTATACTAGTGATACTGAAGAGTTTACTCATCATGGTAATTTAATTAATAAAAGCTTAAACTAATGGCACATCCAATGCAACATTGCAAATCATCAGTTAAAAAATGGGGTGGTCAGTTATCTGATTACCAACCTATTCATGATTGGTTTGATGAAACCAAAGCTTGGATAGGACACAGTAAGCATAGAATGTTTAGACACCATAGTGAAGGTATATTTGAATGTGAAAAAGTATTTGGTAACTCATTTATAAATTCAGATGGTAAAACAGTATATACAAGATATGTTGGTGAACAGCATGTAAAAGAAGACTGCAATGGATATATTCCAAGTGCAAAAGAATGGGTTGATAATATAAACAAGCCCACAGAATGGATGTTAAAAACACTAAAAATTGAAGACTAATGGAAAATAATGAAACATTAAATGCAGGAGATCAAAAACTTAAAATAGTTTTTATTAATGAAAGTACTCCTGATGAGAAACCTTTAGAAATGTATTTTATTTTGGAAAAAATAGATGATGTTAAAGTTATTACTTTGAGTATTGATCCATCTCTATTTTCTAAAGAAACAAAACCTTCACTTATGAATGCTTTGTATATGGATACTGTAAATGTTTTAGGTACTGTAAAAAATTTATTTGATACTGGTAAAAGTTACGAAGGACTTCATATACTTACAAGAGAAGAATTTAAGGAGTATGTAACAAAAGTATTAGGACATAAAATAGAAGACTAATGGAAATAACTGATGATATTTTAAGAGAAATGGCTGAAAAGTATATGATAGAAGAAAGCTATGGTGATCCTCAACCAGATTTATATGTAGGTTTTTTAGCTGGTTTTAAAGCAGCAATTAAATTAATAAGTAATAAAATAGAAGACTAATGATTTTTAACAAAGAAGAAACAAAGAACTTATTAAATATGTTAAGGTCATCTGATAAAGAAAATGCTATTATAGCATTTGAATCTTTAAAAAAAGTTGACACAAAAAAGTATATAGGAGAACTAATTGTACTCTATAAATTTGGAAATGTTACTCCTGAAGATTGGAAAACTAATTGTCCTAAAGTTGCAAAACTATTAGTAAAAACAAAAATTCTTTCGGGTTCTTATACGGCACTATCTAGTGGAGTTTGTTTATCACACATGACAAATAATAATGCTAGTATACAATCTATAGAACTTTTTATGGAATTCTTTACTAAAAGTATGATTGAATTTTTAGGTCAGATGGGATATCCTGCTGATAAATTTGAAATTAATATAAACTTAAAAGATGGACAAAGCACTTAGTCTTAGTAAGATAGCAAAAGAATTAATGTTAATAGAGCCCTATTATGGGTTCTTTTTAATTATGTTAAACAAAACATGGAGAAAAGATTTACCTACAGCAGGAGTAAGTAAGAATGGTATTAATTACCAGTTAGCAATAAATGAAGAGTTTTGGACAAGTCTTAGTGAAGAACATCAACTTGGATTATTAAAACATGAGCTCTTACATATAGCTTTTGGTCATTTAACAAGTTTTGGTTCATTTAGTGATAAAAAACTAGCTAATGTGGCTATGGATATGGAGATCAATCAATATATTGATACTGATTGGTTACCTAAAGGTGGTATCATGATAGAAGACTATGAAGATCTTAATCTTGATGAAAGAGCAGGTTGTAGATACTATTATAAAAAGCTACAAGAGCTTAAACAAGAAAAAGATAAGAATGGTACTTGTGGTAATGAACCTATGGATAAGTTACTAGATGATATAGAAAATGGGAATGTCCCTGATCATGGTACCTGGGAAGAGTTTGATGATCTTAGTGAAGCTGAGAAAAAGTTAATTGATAAACAAATACAAAAAGTTCTATCAGATGCTAAAGAACAGACTATTAAGAAGAGAGGAAGAATCCCGGGAGAAATAGAAGGAGTAATTACTATTGAAGAAATAGTTGCACCTAAGTTTGATTGGAGAGGATATATGAGAAGGTTTACTGGAATTAGTACAAAAGTATTTACTAAGAAGATAAGAAGAAAGGAGAATAGAAAGTTCCCTGAGAGTCCTGGTCTTAAACTTAAGATGAAACAACATATGTTGTTAGGTGTAGATACTTCAGGTTCTGTAAGTGATTCTGAACTACAAGAATTTATGAGTGAAATAAATCATATTTATAAAGCAGGAGTAGATGTTACTATAATTCAATGTGATACTTCTATTAGATCTATTGAATCTTACAAGGGTAAATTTGAATTAAATGTATTAGGAAGAGGAGGAACAGAGTTTGATCCTGTCTTAGAATATTATAATGAAAACCAAAAGAAATATACTAGTCTAGTATATTTTACTGATGGAGAGTGTTATACACGTGTAAAACCAAAAGGACATGTTCTTTGGGTTTTGTCAGAAAGATCACAAATGAATGATGAGTTACCAGGAAAGGTAATTAAGTTAGAACTATAAAAAGAAAAAGTATGAATCAAGTACAATTAAATGTAGAAGAGTTAAAAAGTTTTATAAAGCATATGGTTGGTAATAACCAACATATTCAAGCTGAAGGTAAAGTTCCTGTAGCAATTAATATTGAGGGTGATGCTGGTCTTGGTAAAACTTCTGCTATTATGCAGTTAGGAAAAGAAATGGATATGCAAGTTGTAAAGCTTAATTTATCTCAGTTAGAAGAATTAGGTGATTTGGTTGGTTTTCCTGTAAAAGAATTTGAGATTACAAATGCTGAAGGTAAGTCTACTTGGATTAATGAAGTTCAGATAGATGCCGCAATGAAGAAAGGATATAAAGTTGGAGCTAAGAGAATGTCTCATGCTGCACCTGAATGGATTCAAGGTAAAGGTGAGGGTGGATTCTTAGTATTAGATGACTACACTAGAGCTGATCATAGGTTTATGCAAGCAACTATGGAGATCTTAGATAGACAAGAATATGTTTCTTGGAAACTACCTAAGAACTGGCATGTTATCTTGACTACTAATCCAGACAATGGTGACTATAATGTTACTAGTTTGGATGTTGCTCAGAAGACTAGATTTATTTCTGTTGAGTTAAAGTATGATGTTAATGTATGGTCTAAGTGGGCTGAGACTGCAAGGATAGATGGTAGATGTATCAACTTTATGTTGATGAATCCAGAACTTGTGACTCAAAAGGTTAATCCAAGATCTATTACTACTTTCTTCAATGCTATTAGTTCCATAGAAAAGTTTGAGGCTGACCTACCTCTAATTCAAATGATTGGTGAAGGCTCTGTTGGAGCAGATTTTAGTTCTATGTTTACTATGTTTATTAATAACAAGTTAGATAGGATTATTTCCCCGGAAGATGTCTTGACTAAAGATGAAGTATATGTAATGGGAGCTTTGACAAGTGCAGTTGGTAAAGATGATGAGTTTAGAGCAGATATATCTAGCGTAATTGCAACAAGATTAATAAACTATTCATTGCTTCTTTCTGAAAGAGGACCAGTTCCAGCAGTTATTACTGATAGATTAGCTAAACTTACTACTGAATGTGATGCATTTACTAATGATCTTAGATATTACATGATCAAAGAAATAGTAAATGGAAACAAAGTTAAATTTGCTAAACTAATGCAAAATACTAAGGTGGTGAAGATGGCTATCAGCTAAAACAGTGATAAAGAGTTTCCCCTTTAAAAAAACACTAAACTAATTAAATCAAAGATAGAGGGAGGTAATACTCCTTCTATTTTAATATTTCAACATTATGAAACAATTTATAAATATAAAACTTAACGACTCTGCAGATGATACATCAATTAGTTCTTTTGAACTAGAACTTCTAGAAGGTGCAGATGATCTTAATGAAATTGTAAATGCACAAGGATATGTTCCTGTAAAAGGAGACATGATATACTTATTACCTGGAGTTAATATTCCTAGAGTTAAACTAAAAGATTTAGCATTAAGTTTAGGAATTAGAGTAGTAAGAGATCCTGCTAAAGCAAATATAATTTTTGCAGGTAGAAACTCTATTGCAAAAATTACTAGTTCTAGATGGACATATAAAGTTAATTCTACTTATGCATTAGAAAGAATTAAAGAATTATGTAATGATGATTTTTATATACAGAATTTAGAAACTGCTATTGCTAGCACGGGAGAAACTGATATTTTTGGTGATTATAATGACATATATAATATATTAGCTAAGGGTTCTAGAAATGATTATACTAGTTCTTATATCTATACTGTAGACCCTGATTATAGTGAAATGTACAATACAGTTAAGAATAAAATTATTTATAGTGAAACAGAATTATTAAATAACATTAATGGTGATGATTCTACAACTATTAATGAAGAAGTTTTCCAGCAGCTTAAAAATATGTTTGACAGTTCAGATTCTGATAATCATGTACTTGCTATGGAAATTATGGCAAACTCTAAGTATGAAGATAGCGTATTATATTTGTTGATGTTAATATCTGAAAATGCATATAAGATAAATAATAGCAATACAAGAAATCATGTGAATTTTAAGTCTATGCTCAGTTATTTTAATTGGCAACCAAGAGATGTCAATCATATAAATACTGATGATATTGTTCAAATAATAGACAAGAAGAAAGGTTTATTAACTGTAGATATGATTAAGAGATTGTATCAGGAATATGGTGAGGATATTGTCAGAAATATATATTATGATGATGTATTTGAAGTTAAAGAAGTAACTATTAAGAAAGAGTATCTTGAGAAACTAAACATAACATCTATTAATTTAATAAATCCTGAAGAAGATATTACTTCTGCACGACCGGATCCTGTAGAAGTTGAAGAGGAAGTTTTAGAAGATGAACTTATAGAAGCTGCATTTACAAATATTGAGATAAAAGAACTCAAGTCAGAGTTAATAGCTCTTGAAGAAGAAGAATCAGCTGAAAAAGATTTGGCGACTTTTAAAGAAGAAGAATCAAATAACCATCAAACAAACACAAATGATACAGACATTGACTGGTTCTAATGAACTTGATGCCTTTTATAAGGACAAATTTTATTTTAGTTATAGTAGTATAAGTAAATTATTATTTTCCCCGGCAGCTTTTTATAATCATTATGTGCTCAAACAGAGAGAAGATGTTGTTGCACCCCACTTGGTTTCAGGTAGGGTGCTTCATTGTCTTTTATTTGAGCCTGAAAAGTATGATGATAATTTTATAAGCATGCCTGGAAAAATTCCTACAGATAGTCAAAGAAAAATAATTGATAATATTTTTAGAAAATATTTGGAAATTAATAATAATGCATTATCTTTGGCAGACTTCTCAGACGATATACTTACAGAACTCCTTACAGCAAACCTTTACCAATCTCTCAAAACTGATCTTCAAAGAACTGAAAAGATTCTTACAGAAGAAAACAAAAATTATTTTACCTTTCTTATAGACAGTCAAGATAAGACTATAGTAGATGAGCCTACTCTGAACAATTGTAAATCAGGAGTTGAGGCACTAAAGTCTAATGAAGAGGTAAGATCTTTGTTGCAACTTGATAAATCAGAAGAAGATGTTCACATTGAATCATATAGTGAGTTGCCTATAAAAGTTGATGCAGAACATTTACCCTTTGGGTTTAAAGGAATATTAGATAATATTATAATAGATAAGGAATCTAAAACAATATTTATTAATGACCTTAAGACCACAGGTAAACCTCTTGTAGATTTTCCAGAGTCTGTTCAATATTATAAATATTGGGTCCAAGCAATGGTGTATGTAAAGCTTACATATGATAAATTTCTAAAAGACTTACCTGATTTAAATGAATGGAACTTGTATTTTACTTTTATAGTAATAGATAAGTACAATCAAGTGTATCCATTCCAAGTCTCTATGGAGACAATGACCATATGGCAACAAGACTTTGAAGAATTAACTGATATACTTAAGTATCATTATGAAAACAAAGAATTTAAGTTACCGTATGAATTAGCAAAAGGTAATGTAAAATTGTAAATTTTATGGCTTTAAAATCTATTTATAAAAAATACTTTCAAAAATCCAAGGTGTTCTTATATCCGCTTCTTGGAATAAAAAGAGGGTCTAGTGTAATTCCTATTGAAACATATGTTATTTGGAAAGGATACTATTCTCTCGAGGATATGAAATTAATATGTGTATATGATATAAGAAATGATGATGAATATGAGTTTTTTGAAAAAAATACATTAATTAAACATAATAGATTGTGTGATTTTGTAAAAATAAATTCTCAAGCTGTACTTACATTTGATTTTTCAGATCTAGATGATGACTGGAATCATTTTATAAATGGAAAATATAGTAAACTAAATATAAAATTAAAACAAAAAATTCTTGATTTCTTTGATAAGTATAGTGGTAATTATGCATATGTGCATAGTTATTTAATACCAGAAAAATACTTTAATAATTATGCCGAACTTCTTGACGTAAACGAAGAGATATTAATAAATGTAGGAGAATTATGTGATAAGTTAGATTTAGATAAAGAAACTTTATTTTTAGAACCTGTTGATTTAAATAACATAAATGAAAAAGAATTATTAAATTTGTATAAACTAAATAAAGATGAGTAAAGAAAATCAACAAACAATGATGTTAGTTAAATCTAGCTGGCAAGAAAGCCAAACCTTTAGAATGATTCCTACTAGTGAATCATGTCCCTATGTAGAATGTATTTATGATCCTTCTACAAATGTATTTGTAATTATATCTAAGATAACAAAGCATACATTGCATATGCTACCTAAATTAGATGAATATGGGCAGCCTGTAACAGGATCAAAGGGAATGAAACAAGATAGACATAAAATTGAAGTCTTTCAAGAATTTTATATTGAGGATAAAATAGCAATTAAAGATTTAATAAATCTTTTTGCTCTCAATGCTAAAACATTTGATTTTGAAGAATTTATGATTTCTACAGAAACTCCTAATACCTAGGATATTTTTTCTTAAATATAGAAAAAGGGTAGAAGGAATTTTACCTTTTTTTTATAAACTAACGGGGGAACAGCTTAACTGAACATATAGCCTATGAAAACACATTGGGTAATGGACTATGAAACTCTTAGTAATTGTTTTATAGCAGTATTTGAAGACATAAAGTCTGAGCACACAGAAACATTTATCTGTCACAAATCACAAAATGATATATTAGAATTTATAACTTTTCTTGAGAGAAACATAACTCTTGGTGAATGGCATGTAAGTTTTAATGGTCTTTCTTTTGACAGTCAGATAACTGAATATATTCTACGGGATAAAGACCAATTACTTGAACAGGATGGTGATACTATTGCTAAATTTATTTATCAAAAAGCACAAGAAACTATTGAAAATAGTAATAATGGTGACTTTGCTAAATTTAGTCCTAAAAACTTAAGCATTAGACAAATTGATGTCTTTAAACTTAATCATTGGGACAACCCAGCAAAAAGATCAAGTCTTAAATGGATTCAGTATACTATGGATTGGCACAACATTATGGATATGCCTATTCATCACACTACTGAAGTTACTGTAGATCAAATACCAGAAATTATTATCTATTGTAAGAATGATGTTAAGTCTACTAAACAGATCATGATGCTTAGTAAAAGCAATATTGATTTGAGAGGAACACTTACAGAGGAATATGGTATAGATTTATATTCTGCTTCTGAACCAAGAATTGCTAAAGATTTATTTTTACATTTCTTAAGTAATGCTACTGGAATAAAGAAATGGGATCTTAAACAAATGAGAACCAGCAGAGAGCAAATTATATTTAAAGATATTATTCTTCCTTACATTAATTTTAAGACAGCTACATTCCAAAATCTTCTGAAGAAGTTTCAAGATGTAATACTTTATCCAAATCAAACAAAAGGTGGATTTAAATATTCTGCACAATATAAAGGAGTTAAAACTGATTATGGTCTTGGTGGTATACACGGTGCTAGACAAAGTAAAGTGTATAATTCTACTGAAGATATGATTATTATGAGTTCAGATGTTGTAAGTTTCTATCCTAATCTAGCTATCAGAAATAAATGGGCACCTGCTCATCTACCTAAAGAAGAATTCTGTGATCAGTATGAATGGTTCTTTGAAGAAAGAAAGAAGATACCTAAGAAAGATCCAAAAAACTATGTGTATAAGATTGTTTTAAATTCTACTTACGGACTTAGTAATGATGAGAACAGTTTCTTGTATGATCCACAGTTTACTATGAGGATTACTATTAATGGTCAGTTAAGTCTTACTATGTTATATGAGATGATTTGTGAGGGTATTCCCGGTGCACTTCCTCTAATGCAGAATACAGATGGTCTTGAAACTATGATACCAAGAGAACATGTAGATAAGTATATGGAAATTTGTAGTCGTTGGGAAGAAATTACCAACCTACAACTTGAACATGATAAATATTCTAAAATAGTTCTTGGAGATGTAAATAACTATATTGCTATTTCTGAAGAAGGAAAATCTAAATGTAAAGGTAGATTTGAATATGATAACTTAGCATTACACAAAAACAAAAGTTTTCTAATTGTTCCTAAAGCACTATATGCATATTTTGTTGATGGTGTTAAACCTGAAAAGTTTATAAAAGAAAATTTAAACATATTTGATTTTTGTGGTGGTGTTAAGATAAAAGGTAATTGGATGTTTACAGAAAGAAAAATAGAAACAGGAGAGTATAGTGAAACAAAACTTCAAGAAACCATTAGATACTATATCTCTAATAAAGGGTCTAAAATCATTAAAACTAACCGTGGTGATAAACGTGAAATCCAGGTAGAAGCTGGTAAATGGTTACAATCTACTATGATTAATTATGAAGAAAAACCATTTGAAAAGTATGATATTAATTATGATTATTATTTAGAAAAGGTTAAAAAAGAAATTGAATCTTTAGAACCAAGTACAAACCAATTAAGTTTATTTTAATTATGCCAAGAAAAATAGAAAATACAACAAAAGCACATTTGGTAAGTGTGCCACTACCTAATCATGCTGCTACTTACACTGTAATTAGTCACCAATTTATTATTGATTATGCCTTTCAATCCCTTGCTACTGCAGGGTTTGGTATTGTAGATGAAGAGTACAGATGTACTGCTGATGGACAAATAGCTCAAGGAATATATAAATTAAATTTTAATTCTGATCCTGAGTTGTCAATGATGTTTGCATGGACAAACAGTTATAATAAACAAGTAAAGTTTAAATGTGTAGTAGGTGCATATATTAACAACACGGGATCAGTTATGATATCTGGAGAAGTTGGTAGCTGGGTTAGAAAACATACAGGTACTGCAGATACAGAAGTAAAATTAACTATTGATAACTATATCACTAATGCAAATATGTATTATAATCAGTTATGTTCTGATAAAGCTGCTATGGAACTAGTTGCATTGAATAAAAGAAAACAATCTCAATTACTTGGTGTATTGTTTGCTGAGTATGAAATACTTACTACAGAACAAGCTAGTATGATCAGAGATCAAATGAAGAGACCACAACAAGTATTTACTAATACTGATAGTTTGTGGGCATTCTATAATTATGTTACTAATGCATTACAGTCATCACATCCTAAGACTTGGATGGAAGATCAAAGAATCTTGCATTATTTCATAGGAACAATTTGTGACTTCACTTTACCTGTGCAAAGTGTCACTGCACAGATACCTCTTATTCCAATTGTAGATCCTTTATATGTTGCAACACCAATTGTAACTGAGTCAGAGTTTGTTGATCCTAATCAAACTAATTTATTAGATCAGATTGCTGCAGCTGAAGCAGATCTAGAGGCAGATCTAATGGATGAAGATCTTAGATACAAACTTGCTGAATCAGCTGAAGAAATATTAGTCTCTTATACAGATCCTATGGGAAATACATTTGAAACTATTGACTTTCATAATGCAGTAACTGCAGATCCGGGAGATGATGATGATGATGATCTTGATATCTGGACAGAAGCTCCACTAAAAGAAGAAGAACCATTTGAAATTGATGAGAATCAAGAATGGACAGGAGAGAATGCTTCACATATGAGTTTAGAAGTTGCTCCAGAGGATATAGAACAAGCAGAGTTAGATTTAACTAATAAAGAATTTGTCAAAGAAAAAATAATATATGAAAAAGATGCTGTTAAAACAGCAAATTTTGATGATTTTATGCTTGGCAATGAAGAAACTAATGAGGATCAGGACTTACCTGATTTCTTTTAGTTGTGAATAATTTATCAATAAAAGGGTGGCTTCGGCTGCCCTTTTTTTTTCTTATCTAAATTAAATTTTAGTTACCTTTAGATTGCATTTTATACATATTTTCAGCATTTGTAACAGGATCTCCTGTAGAACCAGTAAAACCAACTGACTTGAAAATTTTAGCCCAAATTTTTAATGTATCTTTTTCTTTCCAAGAATATGGTCCAGTATCACGCTTATATCTATCCATTTCTTGAAATGTTGCAAAATCAATGACATCTTTAAAAATATCTATGTAAAGTATAATTGTATTATACCATGCACTTGATGTTGTCGTAGCTATTCTGACATAGTCATCTGCACCAAAATTTATACCCATTATAGATGGTAATGGTGCAAAAGCTGAAGTTTCAGCTTGTACTCCCATCATTAACAATAACATATGATTTGATAAAAAACCATATGTATTAAATGAATCTTCACCTATAGCACCTGATTTTGCTCTTAATTTTTTCCATTTTTCATCATCATCAGGATCAAAACCAAACATCATTAATCCTAATAATGCTAATCCTATTGCAAAAAATGCTTCAGCAGAAAGTTTTCTAACTGAAGTCTTTTCTTCTGGTGTAAGATAATTATAATCTCTAAACTTTGATCTAAGTACTTTAACCATTGTTTGAAATGCTGTAATATAAAATCCTTTGCCATAAGAACCTGTTGCCCAATCATATCTTTCACCACCTCTTGACCAACCAATAGTTTTAGAATCAAATCCAAATCTATTCATTAACATAGGAGTAAACCATTTTCTCATGAAGAAGAACATTTTATATAGAAGTAATTTATTACCTTCTGGTTGACCCATTTCATCATAAGCTCCAAACAATTTACGGGACGTACCTTGTATTCTGTTTTTCAATCCCATAAATAATTCTGACTTAGATATAACAAGTTCTTGACCATCTTCAAGTTGTACTTCAGATTTAATTCTATTTTTAGCTTTTAATTCTTCAACAGGAATATAATATTTTTTAGCAATTTCTTCTAAAGATTCACCAACAGTATATTCATGATATACTGGTAGATTACTCCATCCTGGATGTATACCTGGTTTTAATCTAATAATTCCATCATCATCTTTTTCCCAAGCTTCAATATATCGTAATGACTTCTTACTACCATCTTTCATAACTTGGTCTACTTTTTGACCATACATAAAAGATCCAAATAAAGACATTGCAACCTGCATCTCACCAAACTTTCTGTGCATATACAGCCACTCAAAATTTACAAGATCTTTTACCATAGACCTTTCAATTTCTCTTCCAAATTCATCTTTAGATTTAAAAGTTGGATCAAAAATTTGCACAAGTTGTGTTGATATTGCACCAGGTCCCGTTTGATAAATACCTTTTGTAGTCCATTCCAGCATAGCTCTTTCTGCCCAAGGTCTTGCTAATGCAATATCTCTAAGATTAATAAACTCAGCACCTGAACCCTCTATGATTAGTTGTACATAAGCACCATATTTATTTTTTAAATCTGAAGCTATATTGACAGCCAAAGAACCCCTTGCAGATAAACCTTGTAAACCTTGAATCCATTTTCCAATTCTAGGATTAGTTTCTTCAATACCTTCAACCATTTTACCATGGTATTCCCTTTCAATAAGAGACTTAACTTGCCCAAGTCTATTGTTACCAGCAAACTTTTTCTTTGCCATTGTTAAACTACCCTTTAGATTATAAATCTTTTTGTCAAATTTTTCTAAATCTTTGGGAGCATTTGCAGGATCTTCTAATGTACTTAGTATAGAGTTAACAAGTGGAAGACTTTCAATTAACTTACCTTGTGTCTGTATAGAAAGAGCATACTTAAATAAACCAAAGAAAATATCGGCATCTTGATTAACTATATCTACATTATATATTCCTGACACAGGAACATAACTTATTTGATTACCATCTAAATCTGTATTAACTAAATTATTTTTTTCATCATAATTCAATTCATTTTCAACATCTACAACTGATCTACCTACCATTTGTTTAGTCCATTCTTTAATATTACTTCCTAATTCAGAAAATCTTGAACCATAAGTACCTTTTTGAAAAGCTTGATAAACATCTCCTTTTTTAAGTGAATATCTTGGCATATCAAGATAGAGTTTACTATAGTTACTCATACCTTTTTGATTCTCTAGATGATATTCTTTGATAGCTTCAAGTAATTCAAACTCTGCATTGTTTGCAGCTTTTAATTGAAAATATTTTTCATTCATAAAAGTACCATCCTTGGCACTATATTTTTGTCCAGGTTGAAATAATCGTGGTAAAAATTGATTTTTATTATCAATAAATTCACCTACATAATCTTCTTTAACACCACCAAATGGAATAGTTCTATATTTATCTTTTACTTCATATCTAGAATGTTTTGAATTAGGGGAACCCATTAAAATAATTTCTTTACCTTCTCTATCAAAAATTTTAGTAAACTTAATATAACTTTCATTTTTAGGAATGGCTACTTTATTAGCACGAGTTCTTCTATATTCAGTATCATATCTTTTAGTTTTTTTATTAAAAACCTCAACAGTGTAGTGATTTAACTCAAACCATTCTTTAAATCCTTCATCAGCATTTAATATATCCTGAAATTCATCTGAATTAATAAACTCGTCAAGTTTTTCTACATCAACTTCTTTAATGTTTTGCTTAGATAGATTATAATTTAATGCTTCTATATAATGCATTGTAGGTAAACTTTGTGTTAGTTCAGATAACTCACCAAAAATTTCTTGTATTCTTGCTGCATCTTGAGGATCAATTCCTTCTTTTTCTTGCCTTGAAAGTAATTCAAAATATCTTTTGGATTCAGGACTACCAACTACTAATAAACCTTTACTTGCCTTGTACTGTAAATCACGTAATGCATCAGACTCTTCTTTAGTAAGTCCTGTAGATAAATCATATTGAAATTTAAAGTCTGCTATAGCTTGCTCAGTATCTCTAATTTTTTCAAGTCTTGTTTTACCCATAGCAGAACTATCAGGTTCACCTTGTTCATCTCGATAACTATATATTAAATCATTTATGGTTTGGAATGCAGCAGAAGCATCAAATTTAGATTTCATTACAGAATTCATTTTTTCTTGAAGTTCTTTAAGTTCTTCAATTAATCTAGATCTTGAATCCCAATATGATTGATCAAAATCCATTCTAAGATTTTGTCGTCTCCATTTTTCTATTTCTCTAATAAAATCACCTGACCCAGGAAAAATTTTCTTAGTTGCAAGTAAATCTACAAATTCATTATAAGCACTTTGTAACATTCCGTCAAGCGGTCTCCACTCATAAAAATCTTTTGTAGCAGCTCTATGTTCTAACAAAACTTGAGCAATACTTAAATCATAAACATTTCTTGATGGATCATCTACTTTAGCAGTACCATCTTCATAAGTAAGTGAATATAATTGTTGAAACTCTCTAAATGCTGCCTGGATAGTTGAATATTTTTCAAATCTTTCAAGTTCATTTTCCATTGAGTTAACCAAATTATTAAATGCTTGAAGCTTTTGCTTTCTTACATAATATGCTAATTGACCAACTTCAGACTTTTTAAAAATTTCATCTTTTTCATAATACTCAGGAACAAATTCCTGCCACATATAATCATTTTTAAAAGTATCAAACTCCATTTGAGCTTGAGCTATTTTAGGAATATCTTCTCCTTTCTTTGCTTCTTCTAAATTATACTCTAATAAATCATAGTTATATCTGTAATCCTTAAATTTTCCAAGATAACCGTATACTTCTTTCTTAACAGGTTTACCAGTTTCCTTATCTATAAAAAACACTGTGTCTTTAAATCCCATTTTTTCTCTCATTGCAATAGAATTTAATTTACTAAATCCTACTTTAGGCAATAATTTTTCAAGTTTAGTTCTGAATTTCATAGACTTATCCCAAACTTCATTTTGAATTTGAGTTTTTTCATTCTGAATAAACATAGCTAATGGACCTACTATAACATCATTACTAGAACTATAAGATTCTAACCATCTATTAAACCAACTAACATCATGGGCACCTCCAGTAAGAGCAGCTCTAATCTTATCTTCATCAACAACTAGATCTTTATATTCTTGAAGAAAACCTTTTAATATTGTATCAGGAACACCTTTTGCAATAAGTGCAGCTATATCATCTTCAGTAAGAGTTTGTTGAACCACCTTATTATATAATGCATCTACCTCACGTTCAAGATCTGCAGGATTTGGAAAAGCTTGTTTTAATGCTATGCCTAAATTACCTTTAAGTCTATTTTGAATATATTCAGACATGTATCCTGTAATCTCCACATAGAACTGAACATTGTTATTTTTTAAGATATTGGCTATGTTTGTGTGAATTCTAGTTATATTTAATACAATCTCATTCAATGTTTTATAAAATGGGTTGTTACTATCCACAAGTCCACCTTCTACAGATAAAACTTCATCTATATCTTGAATCATTTGTAACCATGCCTTTGCATTAGATTTGTAAAGAACTAATAATGCAATGGCACTTCGGTTATTAATATTAGTTGCTCCAAGTCTAGAGATATCTAATAACATATTCTTAGTCATGCTATTAACATTATCCAAACTATTAACTAAAGAAGTAGCTCTTTGCAAGTCTACATCTAATTCTTCTCTAGCTGTATCAATTGCATTTTGTATTAATTCATTATTAGAATAGTTTTCTGCTTTATTATCTAAATTTTCTTTTAAAGTTCTTAATACTTCAGGTAAAAATCTATTAGTTCCTTTTTGGAAAAGTGATTCATTTAATAATTTTCTTATATTTTTATCTTGTTTTAATCTATTAAAATTTTCAATCTCATTTAAAATTCTTTTAGTAGCATCATATCCTATTTTAAAAATCTTTTCCATAGCTTCTTTATCAGAAAAACTATTAAGTTCATTTGCTCTTTCTAATACTTCTCTGGAAAACATTGCAAGATCTTCTTCAGTGACTTGGTCATTCATAAATTCAAAGTCCTTATCTAGAAGCATATCAGCCATTTCTTCTAATGAAGTGTCAACATCTAACTTGGCCACATTAACTTTATTACCAAATATATTTCTAAAGAACTGTTTTAATGCAGCAAAAAGTTTGTTCATAAAACTTTGAAACCCTTGAGTTTCAATTTCATTATTGATTCTATTAAGTGCTCTTAATTGCATAGCATATGCAAGTACTTCTTCCTTAAATAGTTCTGAACCTACTTCAAGTTCTGGATAATTAGTCTGTACGTAGTAATATATACCTCTACCTTCTTCAGTAGCAATTGCTTGGTTATAAAGATTCTGAAATAGAATGTTATTGGTCTGTCTTAGTGCGTTCAATACCGGGTGTGAGAATTCGTGTAGTACAGTTCTTACATTAACATTATCTCCTACAACATAAACTGTTCCCGCATAGTAAAATGCAGGTTCTCCTTTATATTTAACTTGTCTGTTCTTTAAAATGTCTGCAGCCTCTTCAGCTGATACGTTTCTAAACTCTGTTTTGGTAGCAAGTGATAATCTTTGAGCAAGTACCTCAGCAATTTCTTTTGATCTTTGATTTTGTAAAGTATCAAGCTTTACATCCATAAATAAAACACCATTTATATCTTGTATTGAAGTATCTATATTGTTTGAATTTCTTAAAAACATTATTTTATCAAGATCTTTATTAGGTTCAATAGTTAATTCATTCCAAGTATTCCCATACTCATCTGTAACTTGTTTTACACGTTCTTTACCAAATTGTTTTTTAAGAATATTAGTTACAGTATTTTCGTAGAAATTATAAATAGGTTTTAATTTAGCAAATCCACCTTCTTCTAAATCTTTTAATTGTTGTTTATAAACATTTAATCTATCTTCAAGTTCTTTAATTCCATCTTTTTTAGAAGATTCATAAACTTCTTTACTATAAGAAGGATTTAAATCTTCATATTTTTGATTTGTTAATTCTGTTATCTTATCTTCATTACCTTTTATACTATTAAATAAATTTTGTTTTCTTGTTTCTAATGTTTGATGTCCTTCTACCTTACTAGCTGTATCACCAGTAGGAAATAATACTTTTTCATAACCTTTTTTAGCACTATCTTGCATTATAGATTTAAGAAAGAATATTACCCAATTATTGTCTTTGTTTAAGAGTTGAAGAAAAGAATTTTCTTTACTATCTTTTTCTTGGTAAGCTATTTGAGCTTTAGAATATTCTTCAGGAGTTATTTCTTCACCATTTTTAGTAAACCAACTACCTCTTTTAACAGTTACAAAAGCATCATAATTATCACCATTATAACTAAAAATAGCCCCACCTTTTATTGGAGTTACTAAATCCTTTCTATCTCTACCTTTCTGAAATAAATCAGATTGTACTTCTAGTATTCTACGAGTTTTAAAAGCAGAACTTAAAATATTTAATGTTTTATTTAATCTATCTTCTTTAAAAGCTTTTGCTTCACTTTCTGTTTTAAAAGGTCCTTGTAATCCAATGTACCAATTTCCATTTTTACCTTGACGAATAGGAGTTGTCTGAAATCTATTTAAATCTTTTTCAAGTTCCTCTATATCTTTAGCATTAGTCTTATAATCTTGGATACTTTTATCATCACTTCTAAACCAACCAATACCATTTTCTGTAGCAAATTGAGCATGTCCTTTAATACTAGGTGTAATAGCAGGAGTAGCTATTTCATTCTCTGTATAATTAGTACCTCCTGGAACTGTTAGGTTGGAGTAGTACCGTGTAGGTCTTTCTTCTACTTTTTTACCAGAAGCCTGTACAGCTTTATTATATTCTTCTTGTGTAATATCTATTTTTTTATTTAAGTCATTTAATGCTGCTTTAGAATATGTAGGAAACTCTTCATAAGTATCTATCCTATATTCATAATCCCCTACTGTAAAAGCACTTTCATAATTATTATAATCTATATCACTATCTAGTTTCTTAGTATTAGCAGTATTAATCTCAATAGTATAACTATAAGCAGAAGCAATAGCTACAGCTATTTCATCTTTAGTCATTCCTGGTTTAGCAACTTCTTTAAATAATTCTATTTGCTGTGAGGATACTCCTTGTTTTTGAAGGTCATTTAACCAACCTTGAAGCTTAGATGTTTCAAATTTATTTCTATTAATTTTATCTAAAGCATTTATAATTTTTAATGAAAAATCAACTACAGGAGTTTTCATAAACATGGGTTTATCCTGATAAGCATCATACAGTTCTTGAAACTTATCAAAAAGTGGTAGATTAGGTTCAGCTCTTAGTATTCTGACCTTAGCATCTCTGTAGTAAGTTGACTTATAAGGATCAATACTCTCTGACATATTAGCATTAAATAATTTACTACCATCAGTTTTAAGACCATATTTCTTTTCAGCTAATTTTGTTAACTTGTTGTTTAAATCGTTAAATTTATCTTCATCAATAATTCTACTGACATCATCAGTAGCTCCTTTATCTTTTAAATAATTTATTGAGTTTACTTTTACTTGGCATATCATATTATGAACATTTAAATGGGTCTTCTTCTAATTCTAATTGTATTAATATTTCTTCATCACTAATTCCTTGAGTTATTCCAACCATTTCTTTAATTTCATTATACATAGTTGAACCAGGATTTAAGTACTGAAACTCTTCAAAAAGTCTTTTACTCAAATATACAAATAATTCTTGAGGCATAGTTTTAGGATTACCAAAACCATACTCAGGAAATGCAATTTTACCACCTTTTTCTTTAATTTCTTTAATTAAATTAATTCTTTTTTCCCATATGTTCTTAAGAGTATTATATTCGTTCGGACTAACCTCTACTTTTTGACCATTTTTCATACTCATAAATAAATCTGTAGGAAAATTTACTGACATATCGGGGATCTCTGTCATAAAATTAGATGCTCCACCTAAATTAATACCTTTATCTTTTTGATTAGGCATTATTTCATATAAACTTACATTATGTAAAAATACTACATTAGGGTTATTCTTTCCTAAATTTAAATAATAATATGTATTTTTTGCACCAGCATCATTGTAAGTAAACACTCCCTCTATATCTGTAGTTTTTAGACCTAATCTTCTTGGTTCAGATACTGTATCTATATTAGTAGAATCACTTTCAATACTAGTAGATAGTTGAGTAGTAGCTCTAACTTTCTTTACAGTAGGATTTTCTACAGGTAAAATTCTTTCTGGATTTTCATAATCCATTTCAGAAATATAATCTTTAAATCTTGTTTTAAAATTATTATCAGTAGAATTTTGTCTGATAAACTGATCATAAAAGTTATCTAAAACAACCATTCCTTTTTTATTTAAAGCAT